CTCGACGCCATTCGTGTGCGCGACGGAGGGCGAGGCGCGGGATGCTATCGCGGNGCTGCGAGCGCTCGGCCCGGACTGGGCTGCCGCGGAATACAGGTACAGGACGGTCGAGCCCCGCGACGTCCAGGCGCAGATGGTGCCATCCNATGCGCGCTGATCTGCTCCGGGAGATCGAGGCCGCGGCCGACGCGGCGCTCGCGACGGACGATCCGCTCGNCGTNGTCGCCGCCCGCCTCGTGATCGGTGCGGCCGTGCTGCTCGGCGTAGCGGCGGCCCGGGGCTCGCCGGCGCACTGGCCGGTCCCGATCGCCCTCGGCGGCGCGCTCGCGGTGGACGTGGCGCGGGCGCGGCTGGAGCTCCCGCCGCCGGTGGAGCTCGGCCTGTACCTCGCAGTGCCGGCGCTGTCGGCGTGGTGCGCGCTGCGGGTGCTCGGACGGCTCGGGCCGTGGGCGGCGCCCGTCGCGCCAGGCGTGCTCTGGGGCGCGGTGCTGTGGCGGGCGCTCGCCGTGCCCGGGGCCTGGGAGCAGGCCCACCTCGAGGGGCACGTGGGGGCGCTCCTCGTGCAGGCGGCCGCCGCGGCGCTCTGGTGGCGCTCCCCGCGCTCGCGGGACGTCTCGGTGACGTGCGTGTGGGTGCTCACCGCGGGCGACGTGATCGGGCTCATGGGTCCGCTCGCGCTCGGCGGGCCGTGGTGGATCGTCGCGCTGCAGGCCGGCGTGGTCGCATCGGCGCTGGTGCTGGTGCAGGGGTGGGCGCTGTTCACCCGTTCGGCGGCCTGAACCCCGCCGGGCGGCGCGGCGAAGGGGGCAGTTGCTCAGGAGGGCGCCGGCCTCGCGCCACGTCCCGCAGCGCGAGCGCGAGCACCACGATCGCGGCGCTCTGGCCCGTCGCGACGATGAGCAGCACGATCTCCAGCGGCGTCCACACCCGTGGCGGTCGTCATCGATCGGACGGCTTCGGGGGCGGAGGCGGAGGGGGCTCGGTGGGGATGATCCCGCCATCGTCTCCGGGTGAGGCGGCGAGCACGAGACGCAGCCGGCGCTCCTCCTCGTCGAGATCGCGCCGGGTCCTGGCGATGGCGTCGAGCCTGTCACGGATGATCTGGTCACGGGTGAGCATCGTGTGTCCTCCCTGGGGTCTGATGCTGCTGGGCCGGCGAGGGCTCGCCCCCTCGCCACGCGTGGATGATACCTGCGATTCCGCCGCCGCCGGTGAGCGCTGCGATCGCGGCGATCACGAGTTGCCGCGACACAGGCCGGCGCGCCACCTGCACGCGCTCCTCAAGGCGCTCGATCGCGCCCTGCATCTCCATGACGGCGCCAACGAGACCGCTCCCGGGACGCCCCGGCGCGGGGGGCCGCCCGAGCGTCTCCTTGATCTCGGCAATGTCGGCCTCGATCCGGCGCATCCCGTAGGGCTCGATCGGCTCGCCGTCGCGCGGGGCGTGCTGGTCGCCGATGTCCGTGTACGGCAGCGTGCGCCGTGAGGGCGGGGAATACGGTTCACCTTCTCTCGACATGATCCACCTCAGCAGTCGGCCGTGACCTGCACGACCGTATGATCCTCGGCGGACACCTCGACGATCGTGTGCGCGGCCGCCGTGACGCGCACCTCCGGGCATGGGATGGCGGGGAGCTGCTCGACCGGCCCATCGCCCGGGCCTCCGAGACCCCAGGACACGATCGCGTGTCCGAGCTGCGAGAGCAGGCCCAGGAGGTTCATCGCGCCATCACCTGCAGGTCAAACGTGCTCGCTGCGACCGGGTGCGCGGCGCCCGTGACCGTCAGCCAGGGCGTGATCCGCCACGTCCGCGGCGCGTCCGTGTCGCTCGCCTGGTAGCGGTGCTCGACGATGAGCTCGGCCTCGGTCTGCTCGAGGATCGTGGTCGCCCACGTCTCCGCGTCCCCGGTGCGCCGGTCCGTCACCTCGAGCTCGACGAGGGTCACCAGCGAGAGATCGGGGACGGCGTCGCTAGCGGCGATCACCACGCGGAGCGCGACGGGGTCGCGGGCGCCCTGCCGGATGCAGTACCGCGGGATCACGGTGGAGCAGCTCATTCCGGGGCTCCCCTCCTCGCCGGGACGCCGGCGCCTAGCGTGATCGCGCCGCCCGAACCGTCGCGCAGCGTGTGCGTGCAGAGGATCGACCCGTCCTCTCGATGCGTGATGAGCCGCCCACCGTCGACGGTGTCGACCTCCTGCTGTCCGTGCACGTGGCCGAGCACGTACTCCATGCTCTCCGCCACGTCGGCCAGCGCCGCGGCCGTGGCCATGCCGGCCTGTATCTCGGCCACCGCGGAGGCGTCGAGGGCCCCGGCGTCGACCGCGCCGACCTCGAGCGTCATCGCGTCGCCAGGCGCCGCGAGCCCGCCGACGTGGAGCTCGACGGCCGCCACCAGCACGCCGTCTGCCTCGACGAGCGCCAGGTAGCGCCCCGCCGCGCCCCCCGGCCACGTCGCCTCGTACGTGCCCGGCTCGTCGAGCTCGACCATGGTCTGGTCGAGCTGCACGACCTCCCCCCGCGCGCCGTAGCTGCCGTCAGCCCAGTCATACCAGAGCCCGTCGACGCGCCGGATCCGGACGGTCACGGTCGCGCCAGACACGGGCGTGCCGTCGTCCGCGACGTGCACATACGTGATGGGCTCCGGCGTCGAGGGCCGGGGATACGCGGTGGCCATGGCTCAGCCCTCGCCCTCGTTCGGCGCGAGCCCGACGTACTCGTACGTCCCATCCAGCGCGATCCGGAGATCCTCGAGCGCGCCGTCGTCGCTGAGCTCGATCGTGACGAGTTGCTCCGGCACGAGCGGGCCCACCGAGACGCTGACGCTGGGGGGCAGGTAGTCGCGCAGGTACCTGGTACTCGGACCAAGACGTCGAAAAACATGCTGTGACATGTAACCTCCTAAGGCTCAAAGCCGATGGTAACGAACGAGTCCACTGGAGAGTTGGTGATGGTGCCAGACAGGACCACCTGAACCGCGATCTCCTGCCCAGCGGACAGGGCAACGTCCCCAGTCGCGTCACCCTGTCGATCCAGAACGCTAAGCGTCATCGTGAGCTCGGTCGGCGTGGCGACGTCGTTCTCGACGGTGCAGAGGGTCACCGTGTACTGCCCGGTACCATCGGTGCTGAATCCAGGGGTTGAGTTGGTCAGATGCATGCTGACCGCGCGACATGCCTTCGGGACGCGAACCCGCTTGACCGACGTAGGAGCCGGCTGCGCCGTGTAGCCTGGGAGCAGGTAACGAGTCCCGGTCATCCCCAATGCGTTCGCGCCCCATACGATCGGCGCCCCCACGTCTCCACCGGGCGAGCCCTGCTCCCCCTGGGGGCCCTGCGGCCCGCGCCGACCGCCGATTCGCTCTGCGACTGCCATTGTTACTCCTCCGGAACGCCCGCCGCCCGGTAGTACCGGACGAACACCATAAATCTAGGCAGGGTGATCCCGGTGCCCTCCTTCTCAATCTTTATCGTGAGGTAGTGACCAGCAGGAATCGTCATATTTACAGACGTAAAGTTCAACGGCCTGAAGGAGAGCCAGTGCCCTGACCTGTACTGCACATCCGGGTTCAGCGCAGTTCTGAACGCGGCCACGGTGTGGACGAGTGCCCCGGTGGTCCCGTTGCGGCACGAGATGGTGATCAGGGCGCGGTTCGTGTCGTTTACCGTCAGGCTGGCACACGGGATGAGCACAACGTTGATCACCGTCTGCGTGCTCAGCACCCATTCAGTGATGGGCGTCTCCGCCAGCCCTTCCATGGCGTCACTGTCAGCTACGAGCTTCGTGTACGTGCGCACGTTCGGGAGGTCAAACTCCGTCGCCAGTGCAGACGCCTGCAACAACGGCGCAGTCCGTACCCCGACGCGCCCGTCCGAGAGGATGCCGATCTCTCCGACCTCGGAGGGCCACCCCTCCACAAGGGCCCCGCTGGACCCGACTCGGAGACGGTCGGTCACAGTGACGCTCTCGAAATGCGGGTGCTGATCGATCACCCCGCCGGGGATCGCGACGTTGATCCTATTGTTCGCGGCGTCGTCCGTGACCGCGACGCCCGCACCGGTGAAGTTGAGCGCCGGCCGTTCTGGTAGCTCGACGCCCGCAGCGAGGATGCGGCGGACGCCGAAGAACAACGTGTCGATCCAGTTGAGCATAGTCACTCCGCACTCCCACTCGAGCGAAAGAGGGCCGCACGCAGCACGCCACTCGCAGCGGCTGAGAACCCGAGGTTTAAGCTGCCTGCGTAGCGTCCCAGCAATCTAAACCGGGTGGTTCCCGCGACGGCAACGGTGTGGAGCGTGGTGAGCGTAGCCCACGTCTGGACTCCAGCGCCAAGCCGTACCAGACCAGGGGTCAATATCTCCGTCCCGCCCCCGTCGACGTTGTCCGTCGCGCCGATCTTCCAGAACGCGAACTCCGAATCGGCGTTGAAGAGCGCAGATGCATCGACCATGATGATGTCGCCCACGCGGGTGTTGGGGACCGTCACGACCCAATCGTCGGGAAAAGTGAAGTTGGGGCTGTACGTGGTGCTGTTGAATGACCACGCGCGGAAGTTGATCTGATCATCATATGACCAGAACGCCACCCGACGAAATCCGACGTTGCGCAGGAAGAGCGTGCGATCGGCGAGCGCCTCGAGCCCGACGTTCACGCTCGCCGCGTCTCGCCCGGACCCATCGTTCACCGTCTCGAATGCCGCCGGAAAGAGCTCTTGCCCGCTGTATTGCGCCATATTCAGACCTCCACGTATCGCGCGTCTTCGCGCCTGGATTTCACTCGTCCCCCGCTGCCGTTGTCCTTGCTCCAGTGCCCCCAGTGCCCGTCAGGCATGCCCGGCGCACCCGGCGGCGAGGCTGGGTCGAAGCTCGTCGGGTCGTAGGCGACGATCAGCATCCGACACAGCGAGTGCGCGCCCTTCCACTGCCGAACGAGACGCTTGATGATCTCGACGGTCCCCGTCGCCACGTCGAGCCCAAATGCCTTGCCCGCGCCCCAGGTCTGCCCGTCCCCGCCGCCCCAGTCCCCCGCATCATCCCAGTGCGGCGGATAGACGATGACCCAGAACTCAGACCAGTTGACCGCCCGCTCCGGGTGCGTCTGCGAGTCCCAATCCCAGTTATTGGGCTGCGCGCGGTGCCACGTCAGTTCGCCGTCTGGCTCGAGCGTGTACCAGACCCCGGAACGCGTCACGATGCGGACCCGCGGCGCGCCCGGGAACAGGAATGTCTGCAGCGCGAGCGCGAGCACGTACGCGTTGCCCGCTGCGCGCCAGTAGTCGAGCCATCGAACGAGCTCTGCGGCATAGGCCGCGTCGGTCTGCTCGGGGCCGCGGATGATGCGGCGATCCCGGCCGATATACGGGAGCGCCGTCGGCGTCCCGAGGCCGGGGAAGCGCGCCTGGATCCCCTGCACAAGCACCTCGGCGCCCGCGTCGAGGACCGAGACGATCCCGTAGAGGTACCGGAACGCCACCGTCTTGCCGGGCCGGTCGGAAAGCCAGGGCGGAAGGTAGCGCCGGAGCGTCTCGCGGAAGCTCAACTTGGCCATGCGGCCCCCCGTTGACGTGCCTGTGATCTCATGACGCCACCCGCAGCACGGTGATCGAGTGAGCACCCGGCACCGGCACTTCGCCCTCCGCGAGCGATGTGTCTCCTGGGCCAGTCGGCTCGAAATGGACGACGAACTTCGATGCCCCCTCCACCAAGCCTATGATCGCGTTTTCGAACACGTGACCAGGCGGAGAGGTGAGAACGTAGCCACCGATCGGGGCCTCAGCCAGATAGGCATCAATCGCGTTATAGAACATCGCCTGCCACTCCGCGTCGCCCAGGTTTGCGGCGGACTGCACCCATGCCGTCCCCGTGACCGCGATTGTCTTCGGGATCGCGCTCGCGACGGTGCACGTGATGCCGAGCGGAACGACCTTGCTTTGGATCGCCTTGTCGACCGCGCCGAGATCCGTTGAATCGTCACCGATCGTGCCAGGGACCGCACCGCTTGGGCTGGCGACGTAGACCGTTACATGCCCGATGGAGCTCGCCGTGCTCACCCACACGCGGTTGACGTTCACGGGCTGGCCGTCTGCCCGGAGCGCGCTCTTCGCCCAATACTCATAGGCGGCCTGCGGACCATTCGGCGATAGCGCCCCGAGCGAGTCACGGCAGCGCTGGCGCAACGCCGGGTCGGATTCCTCGTCCCGCCCGATGAGCGCCACCGGGTTGCTGCACGTGACCTGCAGCATCGTCGTCACGATCTCGGTGATCTCCCCGGCGCTCGACGAGCTCGCTGAACCGGCCTCGAAGGCGATCACGTCGACCGAGAGCGTCTGCCCTGGGTTGAGTGTGAAGGCCGAGATGTTCCTGTACTGCTTGCCCGTCGTGGGGTTCTTGCAGATGAACTCTCCCGCGCCGAATGAGAAGAGCCCGCCGCCCGTGTTGACGAGCTGCACCTCACCCGAGGCGAACGTCGCCTCGATCCGCTGGACGCCGTAAACGTAGTAGGCGAGAAGCGTCAGCCAGATGCCCTCGGCGAGGTCCAAGAAATTGGACCTGACAACGGTAGTGACCACCTGCGTGAATCCAGCGAAAATAGCCGCGATGATGGCCACGATCGTCCGGGCGACGGCGCCCTCCTGCCAGGACGTGATCGGGAGGCCGGACGCCGTCATGAGTCGATAGATCGAGTCCTTGACCTGATCTTTCGTGAGAGGCTTGATGAGCTGGTCGATCGGGAGCATCAGGCGCCTCCGTTGAGCGTCGCGCCGGCCTCCGAGACCGACACGGTGAATGTGAACGGCCCGTCCTCGGCCTGGACGCTGAACGCGAGCTCGAGCACGGTATCCGTCGACGAAACGACCGTCACCGAGCAGTCGTGCACCCGCTCGTCTTTGAGGACCTCGGCGCGAATCTCTCCGGGCATGGCGGCGAGCTGCGCCTGGGACAGGCCGCGGGACAGGTACTCACGGACGTCGAGCCCGTAGTCGGGTGCATCGATGACGCTCCCCCGCGGTGACGTCAGCCGGCGATAAATAGCCTGGGCGAGTGTCGTGTACCCGGACATGAGATGGAATCCTGCGGGGATGTCGTCGGTGCAGGCGATGTCTACGCCGAGCTCCGTAGCGTCGGCAGGGCCTGGCGCCGCGGTCTCGTTGAACTCCGCCTCTGCTGCGGCCAAGAAGTCCTCGAACAGGCTCATGCTCCTGTCACCTTCGTCGTTGCGTATCCGGTGATGCCGGATAGGGTTCCTTGCAGAGTCGCCGCCGCCGCCGCGATCTGCGCAGCGGTCGTCGCTGACCCGGCCGCGGCCGCGAACACCGAGAGCGCGGACGCGAGCGCCTCCACCTGAGGGCCCATCGCCAGGGGCTGTACCCCGCCAGCGAGCGCCACTTGGGCGGCTGACGGACCGACACGGACCGTCGTCTGCGCGTCGAGCGTCAGCGACACCGGGACGAAGCCGCCGGCCTCGTCGGAGAAATGCGTCACGCGCGGCTTCGCCGGGTCGCCCTCGAGGAACTCGACGATCACGATCGAGCCGGGCGTGAGCTCGGTGGTCATCCCGGGCAATCCAGGCACGATGGAGATCGGGAGCACATCTGGCAGCCCAAGCGCGCGGTCCACGGCCTGGAGCTGCAGTCGGCCGTCGATGTTCTGCGTGACGACGCGATAGCGGTACATCCCCAGGAACGGGAGGCGCGGCAGGAGCTGCGGAATGAGCGCCCGGAGCGCGGCGAGCAGGCGATTCTCGGTCACAGCTCCACCCCCCATGCATAGGCGCGCAGAGCTCCCTTGTTGACCTCTATGTCCAGCTGCCGGACGACGAGCGGCCTGGCCAGACGCGCTCGGAGCACGGAGCCGATCACGACCGCGCCCGGATCATCGAGTGCGAGGGTCGCGAGCTTGTCCCTAGGATCGAAGCTGAGCAGCTCGTAGGCGTTCGCCTCCAATTCGATCTGCGCGCGCACGCCCGTGCGCGTCGTACCCTGGTAGTCGACCCACCACGGCGTCGAGGGCAGGAGCTGCTCGAGCACGCGCGACGCCGGGCCCGCCGCGCGCACGAAGTCGATCCCGATGATGCGGCCGGCGGCTCCGGAAACGTCGAGCGTCTCGCCTACCGCTTGCGCCGTGTCGAGCGCCACGGTCGCAGCAGTGACACCGGCGTCGTTGTGGTAATGCTTCGCTGCGACGCTGCGAGACCAGCCGCCCGCGCCGGCGATGACACGTGCGACGGACGTCGCGCCAAAAATGCCCGTGTGCTCCGGGACCACGGTGCCTCGGAGCTCCAGCGCTCCGAGCTGCACCGTCGCCGCGCCGGACAGCTGCATAGCCGTGTCGAGCTCGACGTCGGCGATCCACATCCCGGCGTACGGGATGTGGAGAGACGCCGTCGTCACGCGGTGGCCGTTGATGGTGGCGAACATCATAAGAGGCTCTTCACCTGCTCGACGAGGTTAAGGATCACCCGGTCGGCCTCGTCCTCCGCCCTGGGCTCGTTGAGCTGCGCCGTGCTGCCATTGGGCTTGGCCAAGACCGGTTTCGGCGCACGGTACTGCTTGAACCTGATATCCTGGGCCCAGAGCCCGGGCTCAATCTGCTCCTGCTGCAGGACGTCCTCAACGACTACGGACTTGATATTGAGGGGCTCTTCCGAGTGATACGGGTGGTAATAGTCCAGGGCCTTTGGTCGCGTCCCGCGCTGCGGACGCGCGAGCAGCCGGGAGAACACCTCCCACTGGGCGAAGTGCTGCGGCTCCCAAAGCAACAGCCTGACTTGGAAGCTCGCGAGCCCATCTCCCGTGAACACGAGGAAGGCGCCGGAGATACCATAGCCCTTGCGCTCGTCCCAGTTCCGAGGCGAGCCGGCGCCCGACACGATCGCGAGCCCAGGCGATGGCTGCCCCGCCAGAACGATCACGTCGTAGAGGTCCGGGTGCTCGATCGGATTCGGCATCAGGCCCCCTCCGGCATCAGGCCCACGCCGGCGGAGAGCGCCGCGCCCTCGATTGCCTCGGCCACGCGACGAGCGAAGTCCAACGCGGTCATCTCGTCGGCGTCCTTCACGCCGTAGATGTTGATGTTGTAGGTGTTGCCGCCTGCTGTCGCGGCCACGCCCGCGCGCCCCGGCGCGGCGCCTCCTTCGAGTCCATCCACGGCGGCCGCCCCCAGGCCGCGCGATGCTGCCTTGGCGTCTGCCGTCCCGGCTTCGATCTCCTGCACGAACCCCAGCCGGAAGTTCCTGCCAGAGCGAGCGGCAACGCGTGAAGGCGAGTGCTCGTCCAGCACCGAGCGGAGTGCCGAGACCGCGCTCCTGCCGAGCTCGGACACCGCCGAGACCACCTTGGCGATCCCATCGCGAAGGCCTCCGACGAAGCCGTCGACGAGGTCCGCCGCGAGCTGTCCGAAATCGAGCCCCTTGATCGCGTCGTAGGCCGCCTTGAGGGCGATGTAGAGCCCATAAACGGCGAGCCCGGCGAGCGCAAACGGCGTCACGAGGACAACGCCGACCAGCGTTGCAGCGGCCATCAGGGCGCCCAGAGGGGCCAGCGAGAGGGCGATCGCCGCGGCGAGGAGCCCCACCGTCACCACGAGCGCCCCCATGGTCGCAATGCCTGCGTAGACGGCCAACCTGATGCCGTCGATCTTGCTTTTGGTCCCACCACCAAAAGTATCTTCAAAGGCTTTTTTGATGCGCAGGATCCCGATCAGGACCACGAGCGCCGCGATGAGCATGCCCTTGAAGAACGCCTGCACGTAGGGCGACGCCCGGCCCACGGCCTCGAAGAGCGGGTTGAGCAACCCCTCGATCACCACCTTGAGCGCGCGGCCGCTCACCGTGTTCTGATCGAAGAGTTGGAGCACGCCCTGAAGCCCGCGCAAAAACGGCTCGATCCGCACGTCGCTGAACAGCCCGGCAATGTTCTCCTTCGCGCGCTGGATCTGCGCAGTGAAGCCGAGAAGCTGTGCCCTGGCGATTTGGCCGAACTTGGACTGCACGGCATCGTCGAGCGCCTCGAGACCTTCCTCGACGCGCACACGGCCGCTCTGGATTGCGGCCATCGCCTCCTGGAAGCTGACGCCCATGCGCCGGGCGAGAGCCCGCCCCACGTCGGCGAGCTGCAATCCGGTCCCGTCGAGGGAGAAGGCATTAAGCACAAACACGCGCGTGCGCGCCGCCTCGGTAGCGATCGACTGCAGGGTGCTTCCCGCGGCCTGCCCCATGACAGCCGTCGTCGTGGCGACCGCGGAAAAAGCCGCCTCGAGCGCGCGCCCCTGAAGCCGAGTGCGCCCGAGTGCCAGCGCCATATCGTTGAGCTGCGAGCGTGCGAGCGCCACACGAGCGGCGAGGAGCTCGACCTGCACGGCCAGCCGTTGATCGGCGCCGCTGCCGGCGTTCACGGCGTCGAACAGCAGGTTCAACGAGCGCGTGGAGTCCGCGGCCGCGAGTGCGAACGAGGAAAGCGCGGCGGTCGCAGCGACGAGGCCTGCAACCAGGACCGCCACGGCGGCGGCAAGAGCGAGCGCCGCGCCAGCCATCCCCACTTTGCCTAACCGCTGCGTGAGCTGTCCTAGGAGGCCGGATAGCCCGCCCGCTGGTGCCTGGGCTTCCTCCACAGCTTCTGTCACTTCGGTCATAGCACTCGAGGTCTCCTCGCTCGCACGCTGAACCCTCCCAAAGGTCCCGCCGAGTTGAACGTACGTCTCCTGCGCGCTCGCGAGCGCGGCGCGCTTCGCGGCGATCTGGTCGCGCAGCTGCGCAAACGCTGCGCTGCTGACGTTGCCCCCCTGCTGCATTCGGCGGAGAGCAGCCTGCATGTCGGTCAGCGCCGCCTGATCCGCCCGGATGGTCTCGCGCAGCCGCCGCAGTGTCGACTCCAGATCCTCGGCGTCCTTCGCGCCTTTAGCCTGGATGTCGATCGCAAACCTGGCTTCTTGGTCAGCTGCGGCCATCGCTTGCCCTCATCCTCCGAGCGCTCGCCGGAGCTGCTCGAGCTCGTGCGCGACGCGCCGGAACTCTCGCAGCAGCACGACGGCCCCTGCCGCGCTCTGCACGAAGCTCCGATCGCTCTCTCCTCGCTCCTGCATCAGCACCCTGATCAGCTCTGCTGACAGCCCGTCGTCCTCGCGCGCCCTCTCGACGAGCTCATTTATTTTCCCGAAAGCTCTCGGACCTTCATCCCGCCGAGTTCACAAACCGCGATGGCGCACTCCCCGAGAATGCCGGGGCGCTCCTCGATCATGGCGTCGAAGCACTCGAGCGTCGGATACACGACCGATGGTCGTACGAGCTTCCGAGTCTCGGCCGCGTTGATGGCCTTCGGATCGAGCTCTTGGAAACGCTTAAAAAGCAGGCGTTCCGGCTGCTTGACGATCACCATGCCCTCGAGCGTGTCGATGCGCCGGATCTTGGTGCCGAGCGGGCCATACTTCTGCTCCGCCTCCTCGAGCGCCTGTGCCTCGACCGCGGCGCGCTTCGTACGCTCGACCTCCGCGCTCAGCTCGCGCTTGCGCTTGTCGCGTGCGATCTTCTCCTGCACCGCGCGCTCCTCCGCCTGAGCGGCTGCGAGCTCCGCCTCAAGGGCAGCGAGCTCCGGATCCTTCTCGTGCTTCTCGTCGGACATGATCAGTACCTTCCTTCCGTGTTGTCGAAAAGCGTGAGTCCGTCGCCGTCCTTCACGTACAGGCAATCGAACGGGATTGTCTCCTTGAGCGGGTCCGTCCCCTGCTTGGCGCTCGGGGTGCGGCCGGACAGCTTGCAGCCGTAGAGCACGTCGTCAATCACCAAGTCACCCTCGACGGCCTGCACGGTGATCGTGAACTCCACCGTACCATAGCTCTTCCCGTCAGGGGCCTTGGACGCGAGGAACTGCCGAAACGCCTTAGCCGTGTCCTTGTGCATGACAAGACTGCAGTTCGACACGTCGTACTGGCCGCCGGTCATGCCGCGCGGCGCCTGCGCGCGCCCCGTACCGCGGATCTTCGTGCGCTCGAGTTTCTCTTCGTAGTTGATCTCCTCGATGCCATAGAACTCTTCTCCATCAACTTTGATTATCAGCGACGCCCACGAGAACGCGTCGCCCTTAACCCTGTAAACATCCCTTCCGTCGGCCATGGTCTCACCTCATCCGATCACGGTCGCAGCGGCCTTGTCCGACGCGACGAGCGCGACGGTGCCCCGGAACCTCTTGGGATACGCGAGCGGCACCACCCTCACGGTCCAGCTAATCTCGCCCGTGCGCAGCACATCGTCCGTGCGCGAGATCGAGAACGTCGCGGAGCTCGCCTTGCGCTGCCCGACGACCTCACGCGCCAATGCGGCATTGATCACGCTGTCGATGGCTCGCGCGTCCTCGGGCCGGATCTGGCCGCTGCCATCCGACTTGACCAAGAAGCCACGCGAGAGCAGCGGCTCGAGCTCGCGCCGCGCGATGACGCAGCAGAGGTCGATCACGAGCCCGTGCTGCATCCACAAGAAGTCGCTGCCCGCGGGCGAGAACAGGCGGAGGTTGTTGACCCACACTCCATTGCGCCCCTCCCACGAGCGCAGCGTCGTGAAGCGCGCGTCATCGAGGCCGGGGTTGATGATCTCGTCGTGGTGCTTCGGGTTGCCATTCGGATCCCGGATATAGACGCCCGGGAGCGGCCCGTAGCGGAGCTCAGCGATGTCAACCTCTTCGGCCACCGACGCGGACAGGGGGCCGACCACGTACGCCGGAGAGCGGCGGAATCGCCAGCGGTTCCCCACCGAGCTGTCGATGTCCGCGGCGCCGGCGCAGAGCGCCACCCGCCGCGACGAAGACGCGCTGAACTGGGTCTGCATCGCGGCGAGATACTGCGCCTCGGTCTCCCCGCTGTTCGGCCGGCGCGCGTGCGCGATTGCGCGTCGCGGACGCCCCGCCGCCTCCATCGCCGTCATCGCGGCGTCGAGTGCGGACAGGAGGGTCGTGTCCATGTCCGTGAGCACCAGCAGGCGAGTCCACGGCGATTGCGTATGCCGGAGAGCGGTGAGCGCCGCGGTGAGCTCCACGCCGCTGGGCTTCGGCGCCGATGTCGAGAATGACAGCGTCTCGTCCGCCTCGACGTCGCCCGCGGCGAGATCGACCGCGATGTTGTTCGCCTCGGGGATCACGATCGACGTCGCCGTACCGAGCGCTCGCGTCGGGCCGAAGCTCTGGCCGCCGTCGAGGGAGACCTGATAGGTGATGCCGGCGATGCCGACCGTGCCGCCTGTGATCGTCTTGATCACGATGTCCATGTCGTCCGCCGGCAGCGGCGCCGCCGCGAGCGTCGGAACGCTCGTCCCCGTCCAGTCGTCATCATTCAGCGTTCCGAAAGCTCCGGGCGTGCCGGTCGCTGCCGTGCGCACGAGGAGGACGCGGAGCCCGAAGCGCTCGATCGCATACGCGGCCGCCTCGACGAGCGGGCCCTGGCCGTACTCGTTGATGACGTCCTGGATCTGCGTGAATGGCTGCGGCGTGTTGACCTCGCCGGCCGTTGCCGGCGCGACGATGGCGAGCACGGCATCGACCGGGGCGAGGATCCCCAGCTGGTTGTCCAATACGGTGATATCGACGCTCGGAGAGCTCATCTCAACACCCCTGCTCCGTTCCTCCCGTTGGGGTTACCAACAGGGTTTGACCATGCCCCTGCACCGGCCCTGTTGCCTTCTTCTGATCGCCAAGAACCGCCTGATCGAGCTCGAGAAGGAAGACCAACTCGTAGCCAAACTTCCGCTCGATCGGCGATCCCGCCCGGCGCGGCGAGGACAGGCGATAGAACCCTGGCATCCCCGGGCACGAGTGGATCGCCTCGATGACGCGATCGTGCAACTCGACAGCGGCGCACCACTGCGCGAACTCGTCGTTCGGCGCCGCGGGATCGTACGCCCACACGTACACCCGCGCGGTCAACTGCCATTCCCAGAGGTGGCGAGGGTTCCGCCCGATCTTCGCCGGCGGCCCGTAGCCGCCGAGGTTCCCGCCGTCGTCGCCCGGGGCGAAGACAACGCGGTTCGCCCGACCGGTGCCCTGGTTGATCTGCTTCGTGACCTCGCGGTCGCCGAAGGCAACGACGGTCTGCGCCGTCGCCTCGCGCGCTGCGAGGTAGTTCTTCACATGCTGGTAGAGGGCAGCAAGGCTCACGGCTTCTCTCCCTTCACCCGCTCTCGAAACGGCGAGACGAAGCCGAGCCGGATAGCGTTGCCGAGTTTCGGCGGTATCGAGCCCTGCGGGATGATCCGGCGCTGCGGTTTCCCGCCAGCGCCAAAGTGATGAAACACGTGATGTCCCGCAAGGACGATGAGCACCACGGTGCCGATCGATTTGACGGTGATCGCGCCCGCGGCGTTCGCGAGCGGCTTCCCCCCGTCCTTCTTGCGCGGCGCCCACGCGGTGCCGTCCGGCGCCCGTCCTGCCGAGGCCGATGCACGCAGCTCCGCCTCGACGTTGCGCGCGGCGATCGGCGCGGCGAGCTCGGGCAGGCGCGCGAGGGCGCGGCAGGCCTGGATCATCCGATCGAGCGCGGCGAAGTCACCGGCGGCCATAGCGACGTCCTCCCATCAGCGACAGCGCCTCGATCTGCCGGTCGCGCCACGTGTACGCGTCCGGCTCGGAGTACCCGAACGGCCCCCCCAGGGAGACGCCGGACACGAGCGTGCCGTCCTCGCGCAGCAGGAGCTCGTAGCGTCCGGCCTCCGCGTCGGACGTCTCGGTGATGTCCTTGTCGGCCCAGTCACGCTGGCCGGCGATGTGGCCGTCTTGCTCGCTGCTCGGGTTGAAGCCGCGGCGAAGGTAGGCGTCGAAGGTGACGAACGCCGTCAGCCACGCATAGACGATCTCGGGCGGCCGGTTCTCTGTCCTCGATCGCAGCGGCACGACGTACCGCTTCGCCAGCCGCGCATCGATGCGGGAGCTGTGCTCCTCGAGCTTCGCCGCGAGGAAGCCAGGATACCTCATCTCGAGGTCGTCTACGTCCTCCTCGGGCATGATGCTCCGAGTGCGGAACGCTGGAACGGTGAGATATGCCATGCTCCTGACCCCAAAACCCCGCCGGCAAAGCCGGTCGGGGTCGGGCGGCGCTACTCCTGGAGCGCCTTCAGCGACGACCGTTCAGGCGACGCCCTCAAACCGATAGAGGAGGAACGGATCGCCATAGGCCGCGACCGAGCGCCCCTCGTAGTGCCACTCGAATTGGTTGATCCTCATCAGCTCGACGTCGGTC